AAGGTTCTCTAGGTGGTCAATGCGATACTGCATACCGACTAGGTTATCCAGTGGACCCATGCTGTAGAGGTTGTCAGGGCGGTCACGCCAGCCTGCATGGAAGATAGGGTCTCTACCTAGCCAAGAAGGATTCTCTTCGTTAGAGAGGACGTATGAACGGTCTACGATAGTGATGATACGGTTGTTAAGGTACTTACCTGAGTCAGCATCATAGCTGTCCCCATAGAATGTAAGAACCTCTACATAGTTAGATTCGAAGTAATCTGTAATGGAGGAGAAACCATCAGCTACGAAACCTTCAGATTTGTTAGCATCTACTGTAGCACCTTTAGAGGAAGCACGGTTGTTCAGCATCTTCTCAAAGATTGTCTTCTGATACTCTGGGTCTACACCTGTGTCGATCTTACGTTGTATCTCACCCATAGTTAGGATGGACCGAATGATCTTAGGGCTGTCCCCAAACTCAGCAGCAACTGGGTTAAAGCAAATATCGTAAGGAGAGATACGAACAACTTTAGGGCCTACGTAGTTTACTACTCGATCACCATCTTCAAAGTGAGTGACCTTACGTTGGAAGTCCACCATTGCAAAACAGTTACCGTATTGGATGTAATCATTTAACAAACGGCTGGTAGTGTTTACAAAGTCAGACTGACGCAGCTTGGTATCCATGTAAGCTTGGATGATGTCTCGTTTAATCTTTACGTCGGACTCTTGATCGTTAGCCACAAACTTCATCCAACGTTTCTGAGGGAACAAAGCAGCAAAGTAGTTTGCATGAAGGTTGTCTGCAATTTGGGTAAGCTTAGGAGTGGTAGTGGAGTTAGACCAAGGCAACTTGTTGTTGCTTGTAGTCTTAGTGTCTGTAGCATAGATGTAGTTACGAAGCTCTTTCCACTCAGCAACCTTACCTGCACGGGCATTATTCCATGAGGCCCAACGTCCTGAAATCTCAACTGCCAAGGCGTGAGGATCAATCATGCTTTCAATATCGAGTGTAGTACCAGCCATTTCGACTCCTAAGACTTAGCTTATGTGTTAATAATAACACAATGTATATTTTATGTCAAGTGCTAAAAAGCAACACCACCGAATTTAGGGTGGAAGACTACGTTATTATCTTGACTTCTAGTTCGTCGTACAGAGCTGCTAGGCTTAATGGCTACTTCAACAGCAGCAGCTAGACAGTCCTTACAGTCATCGTGTGCAGGGTTATAGGAGACTAGCTCTTCTTCTAAGACCTGACAGCTACCACCTCGGTAGTGGTACATCTGTAGGTTGTCGTAACGAGGCTCTAAGATAGCTGCGATACGTTCTTCCTTAGACCCTTGGTGTCTGTTAGGTCGGTGTTCATCAATCTTTAAGGCTAGGCCGTTAGGTTTGATGTAGTTATCTTTAAGTTCAGAAACGATAGCTGACTGAGCAGCAGTACACTCAGCCCGTAGCTTCCTGAAGTCCCACCGATTGAGTAGGTCTAAGATATGCCTGAAGTACTCAGAAATCTTATCTGTCTTAAAACGATCAATGTCTAGGACGTACACATTGTTCTCATGGTCTACACCAATTACGACGATAGCTGTGTAGTCTGCCCGTTTACTTACTGAGTAGGCAAAGTCAACAGCTGCACTTACGTTTAGTTTGTTACCCTTGTAGGCCCACTGCCCATTGTCTCGGATCATGTGCTTACGATCATAGTACTGGAACTTCTCGTAGGCGATAGGCTGTGTGTCAGGATCGGTAGGGTCATTGTAGTACTGAGCACGGAACTGTACTCGGTCTAAGTACTGTCCTCGTTTCTTAGCTAGGATTTTAATATCGAAGCCAAAGAACTTACCATCCTTACGTGTTTGACGAGGCCAGAGGAAGTCTCCAGTACCGTCTCCATTATCTTCTACAGCCTTCTCCATTACTTCATAGATGTCAGCCTTACCTTCGAGTTCACCCTTGTCGGTGTACAAGTCCTCTTCCATGCCCATCAGGTCACTGTAAAGGTCTTTAGGGTGGTAACGGGTACCAACTACCCACTCCTGTGCCTCACTGCCCTCGATAGAGGATAACAGAGAGTACTGAGACTTAACCTTGTTACGTCCCTCGTTAGTGTAGGCATTCTCGAAAACAACAACATCATCTAGAACGGCAATGTCACAGTGCATACCTGTAAGAGAAGTAGTAAGGCCCCCTGTAAAAATAGATGGGTCACGTACAGATTCTTTCTTACGGTCTGGGTGGTCTAAGGCTATCTCTGAGGTAGTCCACTTCTCTCGTTTACTTTCCTCTTTGTTTAAGTGTAGAGGCCAGTACTTCTGGTGGATGTCAGATTCAAAGATGTTCTTGATAAAGGACAATTGCTTCTGTGCTAGGTTAGATGTAGCTGAGATGTAGAGTACACGTAGCACTGGGTTCTTAGTTAGCTCCCAAGCAACCCTGTAGGCTACCATAGCTGACTTGCCGTGGTCCCGTGGGAAGAGGAGGAGCTGGTGTGTCTTAGCTTCCTGTCTAGTCCACCACTTACATACGTCCTCATGACAGTTACCTAGGACACGTTGAGGAGCTACAAGCCTGATGAATGTCACCAAGCTTGCTTCAGCTGCTTCTTTGATTTCCTGTTGGGTTGCCATTAGGGTTTAATAGGCCAAACAATAATGCTTGGGTAGTTTGGCTGAGAAGGCACATCCCGTAGGGCTTGACGGTACGTTGCCCATACCGCCTTATCTACAGGTGCATCTGCGTGTTGTGTCCAATCGCATTCAGCAAGGAGGCTGTCCCTTTTATTGCGAGGAAGGGAAGTTCGTTGCTCTTGGTTCAGTATTCTAGTGACTGACATTAGATCACTCCCATGTGAAGTTGATGTTGTTTATCTTCTGAGTGACACCTGCATCACCGCCGTCAGATAGAAAGAGCTTATACCGCATTGCAGTACCTGCTGGTTGAGAGGACAGGTCGATGTCTCTTGCACGGTAGGTCACTATACTGTCGTTGGTTACCACAGATGAAAGAGTTCCTTGTGTCCAAGTGGTGCCATTGTCCCGACTAGCATAGGCCTTGAGGTCTGTGTTGATTGTTCCAATTGCTGTAGCAGATACACTGACGGTTGCCTTTGTGGGCTGAGTGTCTGCTGTGAATGGGTCGGATACTATATTTGAGCTGGAAGGTACGACTCCATGAACTACAAATTTACGAACGTACCCATAATTGTTTACTCCCGCCTGAGTTGATGTAAACTTCCAATGTCTGTAGTTAGCAGAACTTAATGGGAATACGTGGGGTACGTTTACACCATTAGGCCATGTGTAGTTAGAGGAGGTGTGCTTCAATACCCACGTTGAGCCATTAGTTGACCCATGAACTGTGAAGCCCCTTGGGGAGTAGCCTGCGCCGATTGTCGGCGTGATTTCAAAGCTCACAGCATCTACAGAGGCACCGTTGTCCAGTGAGGCGTATGTGCCTGCTGGATGTATGTTTATACTCCCTCCGTCCCCAAATAACTTCCAAGCTTGAGAAACCCCAGCCGCAACCTGTGGTGCTGGTAATGTATCACTCGTCATGGCCGCAGTTGGGGCCAGACTTCCAGTAGCTGAGATAGCTCCTACTGGATTATTAAAGTCTAAACCCCCACTGGTTGCAACTAAATCAAGTCCAGTAGTATCCGTATAGGTATCCACAATACCATCTTGGATATACCGACGAGTTGAGGTGCCTAGATCGATTGAGTTCAGTACGGCTAGGTTGGTCAGCACAGCATCGGTAGTTGGACTTACAGGTAAGTTAGTTAAAGCTGAACCATCTCCTGTTGGGGTTAGAACACCAGTAAGGGCTGCACCATTACCAGTCATACCGTTAGGAAAGTCAGGTGCGCCTGTGCCAGCTTCATCTGTGATTGCGTCTACACTAATCTTGCTCATGTTGTAGGCTCCTGTGGCCAAACCACTGCTTGTGGGAAGCCTGTTTGTTGTGGAACATCTAAAAGGGCTGTACGGTAAGCAGCTACTTCAGTCTGTTCTGTAGTTGTTAGTTCAGCCCAACGAAGAGGGTTGGAAATTACAACGTCTAATTCAGACAAAAGCTGGTCACGTTTACTACGGACCTCTTCTGCTAGTACTGCATATAGCTCTGCCTGAGTAGGCGCAACATATGTTGTGAAGTTTGTGCCAATCAAAGCCATGACTTGATTGTTGTTGATGGTTGTGTCAGTGTCAGCAGGGTCTAAAGTGTAAGGTATCCAGCCATAGTCTGGGTGGTTAATCTCTACGTCCATATATAGGTTGTCAGACCGTAGTGATGCCGCATTTCGGGCCTCTGTGATTGTAATAGTCATTATGAAATCCTCAAAAATAGACCAGCTGGGTAGAAGTTACTCCTTGCGTATTGGGCTGATAACGCCCTCCACGTTCCTGAAGGGACACCACCACTACTACCTGCCAAATAGCTGGAGCTTACAGAATTTCCGTTTCTTGAAATGGTTGTTTTGTTGAAACCTGAACCCGCAAAGGTGGCCCCGTCTGCCCATGATGAGTTTGCAGTGCTATAAATCAACCACGCATAAGTCCCAACAGCACCAGTGGCAGATCCAGCAGTTGCTGTAAGAACCTGTGCAGTAGTGGGTGTTGTGGAGATACCAGTAAGAGCAGAGCCATCAATAGCTGGTAATGCACCTGTAAGGTTAGCTGCGGTAAGGCTAGTTAGACCTGAGCCATCAATAGCTGGTAAAGCTCCAGTCAAGTTAGCAGAGGTTAAGGACGTAAGCCCTGACCCATCACCAGTAGTCGTAAGCAACTCACCCGCAGCATCAGGCAGCGTCAGCGTCCTGTTTGTGTTGCTGTTAGGGGAGGCTAGTGTGAACGTACCAGTGCCAGAGGCATCAGGTGTCAGTGAAATTTTACTCATTTAATTAACTCCAACGTATAGTGGCGGAACCGCCAGCGAGGGTTCTAGAAGTATCACACCGAAGTTTAAGCTGGGTAAGAGAACCACCTAAAGCTAAGTTCCCACCACCAGTTACAGTTAAGTCAGGCCCACCAGCAGTGTGCTGCTCAACCCAAGTGTTTCCCGTTGCCGAAGTTCTAGTGAACCACATGCTGCCTGACACTGCCCCAGTCTCAGACCTCATTGTGAAAGCGTTTGTGTAGTTTATTTCTGTAAGGCTTGATCCTGCAAGTCTTGAAGAACTGCCAACGTAGCCAGAAGTAACAAAACCACCAGAAGTTCCCATCTCTAGGGAAATCCCCTGACCACCAGAAACGTCCGTTCCTATGAAGATTACTACAACTGTTGTGGCTGTTGATGGGATTCCTGTGAAGGAGATTGAAGTGCCAGATGTAGTTACTTGCTCTGTTCCGTAAGTCGGGCCAGTTACGATACCAGTAAGAGCAGCGCCAGAAATGGCTGGTAAAGCACCCGTCAAATTGGCTGCCGTCAAACTACTCGCAGGCTTCAAGACA